CAGGACGTTATCGACACAATGAATCCAACACAGAAAAAAGTACTTTACGCAATGGTAGGCCAGGCGATCGATGCTGCTGGCGATGATGAGGAAGGAGAATCTGATATGAGACACAATATCTTTGACAATGATTACGAAGAGGGCGCTCTGATGCATTCTATGGACGATATCCAGGACGCAATCAATGACGCTAAGACATATGGATCTATGAAGGACGCATTCCTGGCACACGGAATCGACGACCTGAGAATTTCTGGTACCGAGACTTACGGTGTTAAGGGCATCTCTGCTCTGTTCCCGGATGCAAAAAATATTAACCCTGGCGCTCCGGAGTTCCTGAAGAGACCGACCGAGTGGGTTAGTGTCGTAATGAGCGGCGTTAAGCATACTCCATTCAGCCGTGTTAAATCCATGTTCGCTGATATCACTGCTGATGCAGCTAGAGCAAAGGGTTATACCAAGGGTAAGAAGAAAGTTGAGGAAGTTATCTCCCTGCTTAAGAGACAGACTACTCCAACTACTATCTATAAGAAGCAGAAGCTGGATCGCGATGATGTGGTCGATATCACCGAGTTCGATATGATTCCTTGGCTGAAGGCTGAGATGAGAATGATGCTGGACGAGGAAATCGCTCGCGCAATTCTGGTTGGCGATGGTCGTACCGTTGGTACTGATGACAAGGTTGATGAGAACTGCATCAGACCGATCTGGACCGATAATGATCTGTTCACCATCCGTAAGGATATGACTTTCACCAGTACTATGACTGATAATGACAAGGCTCGTATGATCATTCAGTCTGCTATCCGTGCTCGTAAGGATTATAAGGGATCTGGTAATCCGGTATTCTTCACCACCGAAGATACTCTGGCTACCCTGCTTCTGTTCGAGGATGCTAATGGCCGTCGTATCTATGAGTCTGAGGCAGCTGTTGCTTCCGCAATGCGTGTAAGCAAGATCGTTACCGTTCCGGTACTTGAGGGTCTGAAGACCTCTGATAATAAGGATCTGGTAGGTATCATCGTTAACCTGTCCGACTACAACGTAGGCGCAGATAAGGGTGGTGCTGTAAACCTGTTCGACGATTTCGATATCGATTACAACCAGATGAAGTACCTGATTGAGACTCGTTGCTCTGGCGCGCTGATCAAGCCATACTCTGCAATTGCTCTGCAGGCAGTTAGCTCCACCTCTTCTTCTGGGGCTCAGGCAGCAGGCTGATCATTTCAAAATGAGGGATAATCCATGAGATTTTGTGGTAAAGTCGGTTTCCTTATCACCAAGGAAGATTCTAATGATCCGGGTATTTATGTGCCACAGATTGTGGAAAAGAAATACTTTGGAGATGTATTGAGAAAATCAGTTCAATGGAATAGATCCGATTCATTAAATGACGATCTCGTTGTTAATAAATCCATATCCATCGTGGCTGATAAATTCTTATACGATAATATCGGTGCCATGAAATACGTGGAATATATGGGCGTTAAATGGACTATCGCTTCGATGGAACCAGAACGCCCTAGAATTACTCTCGAGGTTGGAGGTGTGTATAATGGCGAGTCGTAAAGAGCTTGATGCCGAGCTTAGAACTTTGCTTGGTTCTACCAATACATACTTCCAGCCACCGGCATCGATAAGAATGAAATATCCGGCTTTTGTATATAGTTACGATACTCCATCCATAGTAAATGCAGATAATAAAATCTACAACATTACCGATAGATATTCAGTAACTTATATTGATACAAAGCTTGATATAGAAAAAATAAAATCTATCTTACAACACTTTCCAATGTGTAGTTTGAATAGAGCACCTTATGCGGTAGATGGATTATACCACGCCGTATTCACATTATATTATTAAGGAGGACATACTCATGTCAGCATTAACTTGGGGCGCACTTGGCGCTAAAAAGTATGAGAACGGTGTTGAGCAGGTAGCACTCTATCTGTTTAATAAATCTACCAAGAAGTATGACACCGGTTATGCATGGAATGGTGTAGAGAAGATCACCGAGTCTCCAGAGGGAGCAGATGCTTCTGATTTCTATGCAGATAACGTAAAATATGCTACTCTTCGTGCAGCTGAGACTTTCGGTTGTACCATCGAGGCTTACACTTCTCCTAAGGAGTTCGATCAGTGCGATGGTCAGGCTTCTCTGGTTACTGGTATTCGTATCGGTCAGCAGGAGAGAGCAGTATTCGGTCTGTCCTACATTACCAATAAGGGCGATGATGCGAATGGTCAGAACGGAGCTTACAGAATTCATCTGGTATATGGTGCTACCGCTTCTCCTTCTTCTAAGGATTACAGCTCTGTAAACGATTCTCCGGATCTTGCTTCTTTCTCTTGGGAAGTAAAGACTACTCCGGTTGCTGTTACCGGTCATAAGGCTACCGCTACTCTGACAATCGACTCTGATGAGGTTGATGCAGATAAGCTGGCTACATTCCTTACCATTCTGCATGGTACGACCGATGTAGAGCCGAAGCTGCCTACTCCGGATGAGGTTAAGGCACACTTCTCTGCTGCTTAATTGAGATAACATGCTGCTTTTGGAGCCCTGTCTGTATTGGATGGGGCTCTATTATATTTTGTTAAAAAGAAAGGAAAATAATTATGTATAAATACACTACTGATTTCGAAGATTATAATGGCGTTTCCAGAAAAGCAACTTGTCTGTTTAACATTTCTCAGGCAGAACTGATGGAAATGCAGTTTACCACACCTGGCGGTTTCAGAGAGAACCTTCAGAGAATTCTTGATGAGAAAGATCAGGTTAAAATCATGAATCGATTCAAGGAAATTATCCTTATGGCATACGGTGAGCTGGATGACGATGGTATCCATTTCAAGAAATCCAGAGAGCTTACAGATCGGTTCACTCAGACTCCGGTATACAGCGATCTTTATATTAAGTTAGCTACGGATGAGAAACTTGCAGGAGATTTCATTAAAGGAATCCTTCCTAAGGTTAATAACGGCATCCCTGCACCGGCAGTTGTTAAATAGGAAAGAAAGGCTGGTAGGGAATGTCTAAAGAACTAGTGATACAAGGCGGTGTGCTTTGGGATCCTGTAAAAGAAGTGTTTGTGAATGTAAAACCACAAACGATTGTATTAGAACATTCTCTTCTATCCATAAGAAAATGGGAATCTAAATGGAAAGTCAATTATATTGATAATAGAGACGTAACCGACGAAATGGCTACAGACTATATCAGATGTATGACGATTACAAAGAATGTAGACCCGTTTATATATACATTACTTTCAACAGAACAGATGAAAGAAATAGCGGATTATATTAATGACAAGATGACAGCTACTTTCTTTGGCAAGCGAGATAAGGATTCGAACGGTCGAAAACGAGTTATCACTTGCGAATTAATCTACTGTTGGATGACCCAGTGTCAAATACCTTTTGAGTGTGAGCGTTGGCATCTTAACCAATTGCTTACGCTCATTGAGGTATGTAGTGAAGAGAATAAACCGCAAAAGAAGGGCAAAAACGATGCGGCTTCGCGTGCGGCTAGACAAGCAGAAATGACCCGAAGACGTAAGTTACAGGGTATTTAATTTTAATTAAGGAAAATTCAAAATGGGTAAGATGGTTAATTTCAAATCCAATAACAAATGGGAGAAAACCAGAAAGTATTTACAAAACAACACTAAATTAGCTATGGATTCATTACTGAATAAGTATGGACAATTAGGTGTTATTGCGTTACAGCAGGCTACTCCTAAAGATACGGGATTAACTGCTAACTCATGGTATTACGAAATAGATCATCCTAGCGATGGAGTTACCACGCTCACTTGGTGTAACTCTAATATGGCGAAAGATGCTATTCCTATAGCTTTATTATTACAATACGGTCATGCTACTAGAAATGGAGGATATGTACAAGGCGTAGATTATATTAATCCAGCTTTGAAATCCGTGTTTGATAGCATGGCAGAATCACTCTTGAAGGAGGTAATTAAGAATTGAGTACAACTGTTGATAGTCGAATTGTGCAGGCCCAGTTTGACAATAAAGAGTTTGAAAAACATATTAGAGAGTCTATCGATAGTCTGAATGATTTCGAGAAATCTCTTAATATGAAAGGTGCCTCTTCAGGACTTGATGAAGTAAGTAAGAGCATAAAAGACCTGGCAGAAGATGTCGGATTCTTGGCGAATCGATTCAGCATCGCAGGAGAATTGGTTCATGATTTCTGGTATAACATCGCGAATAAAGCAATATCGTTAGTTACTGGAAATATGAAAAAAGCAAAAGACATGCTTGTTGGAATGTCTGATTTGGGACAATACGAAGCTGGATTAACAAAATATTCTCAAAAATTAAGTTCTGTAAAGACCATCATGAATAACACCGGAGATTCGGTCGACGCAGTAAACGGATATCTTGATGAGTTGATGTGGTATTCGGACGAAACGTCTTATGGATTTACAGATATGACCTCCGCATTGGCCAGTATGACATCTGCTGGAGGAGACGTTAAGAAATTGATCCCAATGATCGAGGGTATTGCGAATGCTACTGCGTTTGCCGGTAAAGGTGCAGCAGAGTTCTCTCGAACCATTTATAATCTTAACCAGTCATATGGCGCAGGATCACTTCAGTTAATGGACTGGAAGTCTGTTAATATGGCTGGTGTGGGATCCATGCAGTTAAAACAAACGTTGATCGATGCAGGAAAAGCGCTCGGTACACTTAACAAAAAAAGCAATGTTACGATTGGTAATTTCGAGTCTACGTTAAAAGACAAATGGGCAACAAAAGAAGTTATGGAATTGGCATTCGGTCAGTTCGCTTCATTTACTCAAGGAGTGAAAGCCGCAGTCGATGGCGATTTACAGAGTCTTATAGCTTATTACGATAAGTTGGACGATTTACCAGAAAATGTTAATCGAGCATTCGGAGAAGCCGTAGGGGAATTAAAGTTTAACGATGTTGTGGGTATGTATAAATCGTTGGATAAAGTTCCTGAAACTGTTAAAAAGGCATTTGAAGATACTGATACGATAGTTATAGATAGTGTTAGTACCTTAGCCAAATTATTTGGAGGCGTTGAAAAGATACCCGAACAATTTTCGGAAAAATTCAGAGATGCTTATGATACAGCGTCCGAAGCAATGGCGGTATTAAGAGCGGATTTCGACGATACCGCGGTTAAAGCGTTCGAATCGGCGCAGCAATGTAAAACATTCACCGATGTCATTGAAGCGATTAAAGACGCAGTGTCATCAAGCTGGATGCGGTCGATTGAATTGATTAAAGGCGATGTAGATTCGGCTACTGAGATGTGGACTGATTTCTACGATGTGTTATATTCTATAATTTCACCATTGACTGAATTCCGAGAAGCTCTTATTGAGACATGGGCGGATCTGGGTGGACGAGATATATTGTTAACCGCGCTATCCAGAGCCTGGCAAAATCTAGGACGAGTTATGGATGCCGTTAAACAAGCATTGCATGATGTATTTCCAGAGAGTAATAACCGATTACTTATTGATTTGACTCAGAACTTAAACATGCTTATGCATAATTTAAATCCTACGCAATCCACGTTAGATTCTATTTATGTTATCGTGTATAACTTAGCCACGTTATTAAAATCTACATGGTCGATTGTAAAGGGTTTATATAAAATTCTTAAACCGCTTTTAAGTACTGTTGGTAAAATAGCAAAAGTATTATTAGATGTCACGGCTTCTATTAGTGATTTATTAGGTCAGTTATTACAAACCGGAGATGCGCTATCGTTTATCGTTGGCTTGGTTGATGTATTAAAAGTTACACTGATGGTTCTTGCTGGAATCGTCGGTGGTGTAGTTATTGGTATCGTAACGCTTCTCGCTCAATTATCTCAACTTCCGATTATTCAGACTGTGTTGGATGTATTGATGGTCGGATTCCAGACCGTAGGCGCCATCGCTGGCGGTATTATAGTTGGAATTATATCCGCGTTTAGTGCGTTGATGGATCTTATAGAGACGTTTAAAACTAAAGGGTTCGTTGGGGTATTTTCGGATATAACCAATGGTATTAAAGATATTTGGTATGCGCTTACAGGACAATCCACAACGATGTCCGCAGAAGGCGGCATTATAAAAGAACTTGGATCTCTTGAAGAATCCGGAGAAAAAGCTACCGGTTTCATATCGTATCTCAAAACCATGCTTTCTGATTTGGTAACGAATATTACGATCGTATGGAATTTAACTAGTAGTTTTAGGGAAAAATTCCAACCCATGATAACGGCAATTACTGATATATACGATAACCTGAAATGGGGCGAAATTGTAGGCTTATCATTTGCGGTTTGTATTATCGGAATTGCTAATTCTTTAAATACATTAGTTAAATCATTATCTAAATTGGCAGATGGTATATCCGGAATCACAAAAGCGGTTAGTATATTCGATTTCATTAACAACCTTAAAAAAAATATTACAAAACTAAACAAAACCCTTGAAAAAGAAGTATGGTTTAATGGGATTGTTAAACTATCCGCAGCTATCATGCTATTGACTATGTCGTTGGCCGCTATCGCGGCGATCGCGTTCATAGCTCCTGGCCAGTTGGTAGCGGCTATGGTGTGTGTCGCATTGCTTATCGCGTTTGTTGGAATCGTTAGCTACTTTGTGTCTGTTATGAAAGCCAAACTTCCTGACAGCAATTATGGAGGTTTAGGTGTTGGTTTAATCGGCGTAGCATCGCTCATTGCTACGTTATCGGTTATTATCGCTATAATTCAAAATATAGTAAAAAATATGGGTGGCGCATCGGCCACTGGTATTATAACTCTAGGACTCATAGCGATGGGCGCCATTCTTGCTGAAATCGCAGCTTTTATTTGGTTTATTACTAAGAAAGCAGGAACGTTAAGCGTTGGTAACATCCTCGCATTCACCGTATTATCGATCGCCATCGGAGTGCTTGGTTTAGTCGCAACATCCATGATCGCCGTGGCAGGATTACTTGGAGATGCGAGTGTAATACTAAACGTCGGTATCGCTATAGCATCTCTATGCGCAGCCCTTAGCATGATAATTAAAGCTACCCAAAACATGTCTATTAAAGGTTTTGGTTATACCATATCAATCATTACTGCATTGACTGTAATGTGTGGTGTTATAACGACGTTCGGATCAATGGCGTCGATAGATGCGTTTGAAAAGGCTAGAGACGTATTAACTACGTTAATATTGGTTCTTGGAACCCTACAATTATTAGAGATATATATGCCAGCGATGAGTAGCGGCATGATGGAGAACTTGGCAAAGATGGCAGCGCTAATGTCTGCTTCTATGCTTTCTTTAGCTGGCGCGATATTCATCATAGTAGAAACCGTATCTCGGCACACTTTGGAAGAAGTGGTTGCCGGAATCGCCTTATTAATTAGCGTTACTGTGGCTATGGTTGGCGCGTTATATAAATTAAATGGTATATTACGAACATCTACGCCAGCTATTGCGGGTCTTATGAGTAATACTGTTAAACTATCGGTCGGAATGGCCTTGATTGGTGCGTGTTTATTCGCGCTCGCTTCAATAGCCACTATGAGTCATGGTTCTATGGTAGCTATAGTTGGTATGATGATGGGATTAATTCCATTCCTCGCATTATATACTACAGTTATGGCTATTTTAGCTAGAATGCAAGTAACCGGTAGAGAACTTGACGGCGTAGCAGCTATTGGTATAGGTGTTGCCGGTATTGCTGCGGCATGTTGGATTCTTAAGGACATTGAGGGGTGGGATGCTATTGGAAAAACGGCTGCGGTTATGGCTGGACTTGCGGTTACATTTGGTATATTGACTCGTGTTATGAACGGTCGTCAATTCCATCCAGACGGTATGCTTAAAACTGCAGCATCAGTAATGATATTAGCATTGGCGGTTGACGTATTAATACCGGCAGTCGCAGTCTTTGCATTATTCGATCCAACTAAAATTTTATCAGCAGCAGCAGCTGTCGGTATCGTTTTAACCACAATGGCAGTAGCGCTAAATTATATGGGAAAATCCAACGTTACTACTGGTAAACTATGGGGAGTCGTTGGCGTTATTACTACTGCTGGAATTATATTAGCTACGATAACTGCAATATTCTCATCCGGAGATGCACAACACGCGCTCCTTGCCGGAGGTGGATTGGCGGCTGCGACAGTTGCTATGGGTGTGTTCTTCTGGAGTTTGAGCGAATATGTATTTAAGCCGTTGGTGGCGCTTAAGAAAGTTAAAACGGCAAGTGGTATATTAGCGGCGCTTAGCTTATTTATGATTTCGTTGGGCGGTATGTTCGCGCTTATAGCAATATCGATCGGAAATAACGAATGGGCGGCAACCGGTGTTATTGCGGCGGCAGTCGCTATACCGTTTGTGTTAAACGCGGTAGCTAAAATAATAGCATCGATATCGGCAATGCCGACAAATATGCGATGGAGTGCCATTTTTAAAATGTTAACGGCAATGCTCGGAACACTTGGTATCTTAAGTGCGTTTATAGGGTCTTTGCAGTTTACGCTTCTTCCATTAATCACAGGGATGCCTAACGATCTTGGAAAAGCTGGAGTCGCCCTAGGCGCGGTAGGTGCACTGTTATGGATGGCCGGTAAAATGCTAGACAAAACTAAAACTCTAACCGCTGCTCAAGCTAAGAATTCGTGGGAGGCCATGAAGAATATGCTGTTATTCTTAGCTGGTGTGAGTGGTATAACCACGATATTGATCTATAACTCAACCGATGATTGGTTGAAAGCCGTGATTGCTGTAGGTTCAGTTGTGATTCTTATCGGAGCATTAGTTGGATTACAAGAAACAACAAAGAAATTAACCGCCGCCCAAGTTAAGAATTCTGGATCCGCGATGTGGAATCTTGCTTGGTTCTTAGCTGGTGTTAGTATTGTTGTTGGAGCATTGCTCACCCTCACTAATGTTAGTTTGGAACAGGCAACAATAACGGGCGTGGCGTTGGTGGCGATCGTAGGTATATTTGCAGGAATGCAGTTTGCTATAGCTAATAGCGGATTAACACCTGCGAAGATTAAGAAATCTGGAATGATAATGAGTATTATAGCCGGATTCTTGGCTGTTACAGCGATAGTAGTAGGGTCGTTAATAAACACCGTTAGAGTTGATTGGCAGCAGGCTCTAACTACTTGCGGTGCTTTAGTTGGGGTAGTTGCGGCTTTATCGTTAATCACATGGGGTCTATCGGTTATTCCAATCGGTAAGATGGTTTCTGCGTCAGTCGGATTAGCATCTATTGCGGTATTCTTGTTAATTCTAAAAGAAAGCGTTATTCCGGTAGTGGAATCGATGAAAGATATCGATCCAAATCAATTACTGGCAATAGGCGAATGCTTAGGAATCATCATAGCAGCAGTTGGCGCGATCGGAGCGTTGCTTATGGCAATTGGTAATACCGGTCCGGCAGCGATTTTAGCTAGTGTGGTTATTGTATCGTTGTCGTTCATGATAAAAAGTTTAGGTGAATCGTTAGCGATATCCTTGCCTTATATTACCACATTTATACAAACGTTAAACAATCTTCCAGATATTGGATCGCTCGCTCTCGGTATTATATACCTCGCTGGAGCATTCGCAGCATTAGGCGTGGCGTGTGTAATATTAGGACCTGGGGCTTCGTTAGGAGCTATTGGAATATTAGCGCTTACTGGTGCCGCTTCCATAGCGATTCCAGTGTTGAATGGTATGGCCGCAGCTATGACTGAGGCAGCTACCGCATGGATGTATCTTAACCAAGCAAGACAGGGCGCCACTCAGATAGCCGACGTATATGCAGAAATCGGTCAATGGATCCCAAAATCATTGGCTAACGGCATGTATGAAAATCTCAATTATCTATCTGATGCCGGAACTACAATGGCGCAGATGGTTGAAGACGCTACTCGAGAAGGATTAGACGTACATTCGGAATCACCAAAGTATAATGGTATCGGGTCTTGGGTTCCCATTTCTATGGGTAATGGTATGCTTGAAATGATGGGCGTTCCAAAGCAAGCTGCTAATATGATAACCGGAGTTATCGATAAATCCATGTCAGAAGGTTCAAAATCGACTGGACAAAAGAGCGCTGGAATATTAATGACATCATTCAAAGAATATATGGTTAAAAATCATTCAGATCTTGCTAATGCGGTTATGAAAGCGATAGGTTCTGCGGCGGATAAAGCAGCAGATAAACTACACGAAATGGGATTTACCACGCTTTCTAATATGGCCAGAAAGGGTGCTATAACGGTTAGTGGTTTCATCGCTGATATGAAAGAGATTGAGACCGGAACCGCAAGAGTCATTACTGGAGATCTCGAAGAACGTATATATTCGGAAGAGGAGATAGAAGCGTGGAGACACAAGAATGATACTATAGATGATCTGATTAAGAATGCGACCTCCGGCATGGACGGCGTTGGTAAATCAGCAAAGGGCGCTTCTACCAAGACTGATAAACTCCTCAAAATCACTGATTATGCGGCTGACGTAATTAAGCATTTCAAAGAATCTTATATGGCATTGGATTCTACACTTACCGATTCTACTGCATATGAACAGGCGAAGATTAATGTTCAGGCATTAGCGGATCGTATCTTTGAACTTACCGCTACTGAAGATGAGTTAAAACTGACTGGCGACGACAGACTAGAAGCCGTGAAAGAATCATTCCAAGACTTCCGTTCTTCTGTTGAAAATGCAGTCGGCGGTTCTATCAACATGCTTGAGAAATTCGATCGTAGTTACGAGCAGACGCTTGAGAAGATGAATAAGAATGCAAAGACTAACGTCGATGCTACAGCAAAATACATGTCTGATATGGATTTTGCTAAGACATTTGTTCCTGAAGATACGTTCAAATACTTTGTTGAAGCCGGAGTAGAAGGAATTGACGAACTCGAAGCATACCTTCTCGGAACAAATGCCGAACAAGAGTGGTTTGATAAAAACGTACCAGTTCAGAAAAAAGCAGTAAAAGAACGTGAGTTATTATTGCTCGAAATGGCAGACTTCAATCGTCAAGTTAATGCTGGAACCCTTACCGACGAAGAGAAAGTTCTTAAACAGAAAGAAATCGCTGAGCAAAAACATACTCTTAAAGTTAAAACTCAAATTGAGAAACAGAAATCACTGTACGACGAACTTGCCGAAAGTATATCAGCATCTATGAAATCGCTTGATAATATCTTTGGTGAATTCGATGAATGGACCGATAAGACCACCGATAATATCAAAGATAACATCAAATCTCAGATGAATCTTTTCGAAGCATTCAAAGATACTGCTGATCTATCGGCTCAGGAACTTCTCGATAACATGAAATCTCAGATCGATGGGGTTAACGAATGGGCCGCTAATATGCAAGAGCTTGGTAATCGAGGTCTTACAGACGGTCTTATGCAGCAGTTAGCAGACATGGGTCCGGAAGGTTATGAGTACGTGAAAGCGTTCCTTGCCATGACTGATGAAGAATTAAAGTCTGCAAACTCTATGTTCGCAAATTCAAAATCAGTTCAGAACAATGCGGCAACAACCGTAAGTAACTCGTTCGTTCATCAGTTCGAGAAGAATCTCGAAGACGAAATGGACAAAGCTTACGAGAAGACGGAGGAGTACCTCGATAATATCGCAGAACTTCTTGAGGAATGGGGTCCTGAGACTTTCAAGAAAGCTTGGGATGCAGGTTTACTTAACGATAAGGATCAAGTTGAGTTCTTCACAAAGCATAAAGAAGAGATTCAGGAGAAGATCGAGGATACGCTGGCGCTTAGCGAAGAAGCTAAGAATCGTATCGCTAATTCGTATTCCGATCCTGCATCAGTGGCGGCTCAAAACCTCGAGAATTCTGCTATTAAGAGCGCCATTACTGACAATCTTAACGGTAACATCGATGATATCATGAATGCTATTAAGGAAGGTACTATCGATTATACTAAAGTAGGTAGTGCCATTCTCGATGGAATCGCTAATGGCGTCATAACCGAAACAACCACGGCTTCTACTGAGACTACATCGACGACTACAGTATCCGGATCGGTTAATAACGTTCTCACGAATACGATCGATGTCGCAAACACATTGGTTAGCGATCAAGATAAAGGCACCTACACGATTGGTTGGAACATCGACCAGGGTATCATCAATGGTATCTTAGCTGGAAAATCGGGAGTTGTGGATGCTATGATCGAAGTTGTTCAGGCTGCGATTGACGCCGCAGAGGAAGAACTTGATATTAATTCTCCATCTAAGGTTATGGAGAAGATTGGCGCTTATAGTTCTGAAGGATTGGCAATCGGTGTATCTAGAAAATCTGGTGCAATTATCGATTCTGTAACTAACACTACTGACAATATGATTGACTTCATAAAGTCAGCAATGAGTACAGTAGGTTCAATCCTCTCTGGAGATTCTATGACCGACTTCACGATCACGCCATTGATCGATCTCAGTGATGCTGAGGAAAAGTCTGCGATTCTTCGATCCATGTTTACCGGAGGTATGGATTACGGTACCAACACCACTGCGAATCTTGCTTATCGAGCAAATGCGATTCGTGTGCAGGCTCAGGCGCCGATTGAGGTTACTCCAACCTCCGCAAATGCCGGTAACAGCTTCAACTTCACACAGAATAACTATTCTCCTAAGGCGCTTAGTAGAATAGAGATTTATAGACAGACACGTAATCAGTTCTCCCGTATGAGGGATGCTGTAGAAGGAGCTTAATATGCTTAAGACTTTAACGGTTACCAATTACGTAGGTGACAGTATTACGATTGACGTGAGGGATCCTGAATCTTCGGGGTTCCTCATTACTGAAATAGAAGGAATGGATTCACCTGGTAGTAACATCAACACAACAGAAGTTCCAACGAATGACGGAAATATATTTAACTCAGCGAGATTAAAATCTAGGGATATACAAATCAAAATGAGAGTCCTTCATCCCGTAGAGACTAATCGTTTAAAGCTGTATAAATATTTTCCAGCAAAAAGACCTATTACATTGACGTTCCTTACAGAGTCCAGACATGCTAGTATCGTTGGTTATGTTGAGTCTATGGAATCCAATCCTTGGTCTGAGGCCGTAACTGCTGATATTTCACTTCAGTGTCCTACTCCATATTTCGAGGATGTGTATAAGGAAATTCTGAAATACTCTAATATGGAGGAATGCTTTGAATTTCCTTTTGATCCGGACGAATCTACTACTGAAATACGCATGATATCGAAAAATGCACAAGGTGATAAAGTCGTTGGAAAATACTACATTGGAGGATCGTCAGGAATCACAACAGAAGTTTATGGAGAAGATGGCTCTGGTGAGATATTTCCACATGATAGCTATGTTGTACTCACTGATACCGCGTTAGAATCTGTAGAAACGCTTCTTGAGAAGTCTAAACCATATACAAAGTATGATAAGTATTATGTGTCATCAGAGGGATTATATTCTACTACTGGAACTTATGTAATATATATTCCTTGTGAAAAGTATAAACGATATTACATTACCAAGACTATCGGTAATCGATTTAGAATCGGATTCTCTGATTCAGTCCCGGTAGCTGGAACGACGCCTATCACTTTAATGACTCAGAATGATATTTTCGGAGAAGAAGTGAAGCT